TTAAAGAAACTTATCAATACTATTAAAAACATTTAGACTAGCGGCTTTTGTTGAACGGGTGTAGTCTGCTGTCATTTGAAGATTCTTATGTCCTAGATAGTGCATGACATCAATTTGTGGTTTGTTGGCAGCAATCGCTTGTGTTGCAAAATAATGCCTGAGCAAATGTGGGTACACTTCAACGCCGGACCCATTGCTTACTCTCCGCATCAATCGATTGAGATGGGTGGGGTGCAACGGGTTACCATCATTGTTAAGCCACAGCCAATGTTTCTCAGCTTGAATATGGTTCCTTTGCCTTAGATTATCAGCCGTAACCATTGCGTACTTCAAATAATCAACGGTTTTGCCAAATGCCCATATGGTTCTGTACGATGATTTGGTCTTGAGTGGGCCGCCATTAAGTTCATTTGTGTTGCGTTGCATGTCAATCGCGATTTGCGCGACATCGGCATCGTTGATTTGATCGTGGGATATTTTGATGGACTCATTTCGAAGTCCCATCACTTCTCCGCGGCGAAGCCCGAGCGTTGCAGTGATGATCAAGGCCATTTCGTACTTATCCAGATTCGTCTTTGCTGTATTTAGCCACAATTCAAATGAATGTGGTTCTAAATCCTTATTTCGAGGCGCTTTTCCATTGATCTGCATACCTCGAAGCCGATTTTTGTCGATGACATCCTCAAATTCAGCAGCATTCATGATGCTCTTCATGACAGCATCAATAGTATGGACAGTTGTTAACGCTAGACCTGATTGTGATAACTCATCGAGAAAACGCTGATATTTGGCTCTTGATACATCTTGTAGAGGTGTTTTGCCAAATGCCGGCTTGAGATACTTTGAATAGAAGTTCTTGTTCGCTCTTGCTGTTGATTCACGCCAGATACCCATTTTCATTTTTCGCTTTGCCATTTGCTGGTAATATTGATCAACTGTCATTCTATGACCCAAAGACCCTGAAACTTCTCCGCGAGCAAGCTTTGCCTCAAATTGTTTGATTTCAATATCAGCATCTTGCCAATGGATGAAACCGGATTTGGAGAATTCTTTTCTTTCTCCCATAGCATCATCATAGGTTCGTCTGACACCAAACCTTTTCCCCTTTTTTGTCTGGTATTCATACACCCCTGGATGGCGTTTGTATGGTGTCCATTTTGGCATGATAATACCTCCAATTTGTCTATTAATTTGATTGATTTGTACATAAGTTCAAACGTATGTTCGTTTTGCCTTTAAAATAAAACCCCAAAATGGGGTGAATTGATTTCACATTTGCTATAATTAGGTGAATAGCATTTAATACTAGAGTCAAACAAAGAAGGTGACACAGTGCTTTTCACATTAATTCTTGTCGCTCTGATCGTCAGTCTTATTGTCGTTGCAATCGCTCTACGGATTTACACAAATGGCTTGGTAAAAGAACTTGCAATCATGGAAAGTCGAATCGATCAGAAGATCAGTTTAATTATTAATAAACCTGGTAAATGATTTTCCAAGTTCAGTAAGCTCAACGTCACCACGTTCAACTCTGTACTCATGGCCACTGCCAATCGGATGAGTATTCTTAAAATCGGCATACTGGGTACTCCATTCAAACATGTTATAAAGGCTTTGGTAAAAGGGGCTTGTCAACTCAAACTGTGGTTTGATTGAAACCAACCCCGCGTTTTGTAGAAGCTCTAGTGTAAGGGTTGTATTGGCATCAAAGTAAATTATTCCGTCTGATTGTAGTACCGCATACCCAGATATATACGAATATGCTGAGCCTCCATGTTCTTGACTTTTTATTCGTTCTAATGGTAATAGCGAATAAGTCTCTGCTGAAAGTCCTATTAAGAGTTTTGCTTCTTGAGAAGATAAATTTGATAATATGCTGGAATAGAGGGGTTTATAATCATTATTTGTTCTACGATCTGATGCATGGGTAATCAGTCTAGCAAACGCCTCACGCATATAGTCTTCGTCCATCCGATATTGGCCGTCTTCAATAGCCTTAGCAACCAAAAGAAGCTTTGAATCATCAATTTCCGGTTCAGGAACATCGGCTAATCGACGCTCATATTTTGCTTTGAAATCTTTCAAATCAGCTTCGTGACTGATATTGTAACGTGCTAATCCATCTGTGGACCAGTGCGCTAAACTGTTTAAAATTGTACCAAAAGCTTCTCCTATAGCTTTCGCTGCTGGTTTCATCAATGCGTTTTTGGTCTTGTTTGGTATTGGATCTATTCCTTTCATAGTATTAACCTCCTCAGCCCTCGCCACCGGGGCTATTTTTGTGCCCAATAAAAGCCCCAAGCCGTTTGGCTTCTACCAATTGCTCGGGGAAATAAACACTATTTCAGATCTATCTTGATTGACTTGTCATTCCAAAATGATGGCTGATATTGAAGCTGTAATGACTTAGCATCTGTTTTTGCTTGTCCTACAAGATTACCCGTAACTGTAGCACCTTTATCTAAAGAGCCTGAATGAAGAGTATCTTCAACATTTGTGGTAATCTCGCTGAAATCGGTTTTGTTACCATCGGCATTTAATTTGAAAAAGAAGGGGTTATAATCTTGTGACTTGTCGGTGTTGTTTGTGATTGTGATATTTGCGATTACATATTGCTTACCTGAATCCGGAGTGTTAATGTCATCGCCTTGGTCGAATTTGACATTATTTACCTTAATTTCATAGCCTTTATAGCTTGCAACTTCACCAACTTTATACACTTTATCTTCCGGTTCCGAAGATGAGGCTGTACTTGAAGATGATTTATCCGTTTTGCTAACTGCCGTTTTTTCTGTGGATTCGCTGCTTGATTTTCCCTTATTATTGAGGCCACCACCGATTGCTGCTAGCACAACAACAACTAATATCCAAAACCAAACACGTTTGTAAAAAGGCTTCTTCACCTTATATTCCTTACCGTCAGCACCCATTACCTTTTTTGCCATTTTGATTTCCTCCATAAATAGTTTTCAGCTTTTACCGTCTTCCGTATCTGGACTGATAATGATCAATTGTAGAAATTGTAGACTTTTGGGCTCGTAAATATGGTTCTGCCGCTATACAGCAGACGTCCCTTCCCATAATCAGCATTGCTGTCGTAGAGATATACGTTTGTCATTCTGTCAGCGGTATCAAGACGAATCATTATGCCATGTTCGGAGTTCCACATGTATTCCATGGTAGTAGCATCGAGCTGTGTGCTTTTATAGACGGTAGGCATCTTTTGTAGACGGTCAACTGCCTTTTGACCAAAGGACTGAGCAAATGCTTTCTGTGTGTTGGTTTCATTAGAAGCTGAAGCACGTGACTTTCTTCCGCTGGCTAAAACTTGATCAACAAGATTCCCCATGTTTCCGCCACTTAAATGTTCATAATCATTGAAATAAATATCTTTCCCACCATACGACCACGAAAAGTCGCTTTTTGAGTCTGGTTCTCCAAGTAAGTTGACTATTTCTTCCTTTGTCATTCCTAGCTTTAACTGTGACTCATCTTTGCCAGAACTAGAAGCTGATTCCTCTTCAGTTGATTCGCTAATACTGCTACTTTTAATTTCAGATATCTTTATTTTGGAAGAACTGGCTGTTTGTTCCGGCTTACTTTTGGTCGTAGCAGTTGATGAATTATAGATTCCAAATGTGAATAACGTTATAGAAATGGCTGACACAATTGCCCAGAGAGCAATGAATTTTCCACGTGATTTTGAAGTGAACAGGTTAAATCTTGCAGTGATAAATATGCCGGCGATCACAAGAAGGATAGGCACGATAACAAACCAAATAGCAAACAGGAATTTTATGAGGGCAAAAACTATGCCAATAGCTAAAAGCGCAAGGATCAGCCACACCCAAAACATTTAACATCCTCCAATCTAAATGCACTCGCTTGTTGCGTATAAAAACTTCCCAATGATTTTGAAATCTTGAATCCCGTCTTTGGGGAATACATATGGTTTAAAAGATGGGTCCCATGATGATGGCTCAAACATCACCGCCAATGACGTTTCTCTAAATCGCTTTATGGTAGCACTTTCTGAGTCGATCATAACGGCAACTATATCACCGCTTTCTGGTTCTAAATCTTTCGAGAATACCGCTGTATATCCGTTGGGAATTTCTCGATTCATGGATTCGCCGTCAACTTTAAGCGCGAATAGGTTCTTTGCCCCGTATCTTTTAGCAAAGCTCTTAGGAACATTTATCTGACCGATAATATCTTGTTCAGCCCACTTGGCAACGCCGGCTTGAATTTCTCCATAAACCATAACCGGCTGGTCAGCTTCTTCGCTTGATACGGGAATAGCATTGCTAGGAAGATCGCTTGACTTTTCAATGTAACCAGCCATTTTCATCAATTTAGCAGTGCTGACATTGTAAAGTTTTGCGAACTCTTTTAATGTTTCAGCAGATGGCGTGAATGGCTTGCCATGACTATTAATGCCTTTTTCGGCTTGAGCTATTGCCGCATGGCTGATTCTCCCGTGTGAACGTTGGGAGGCTTCACGAAGCGACATGGTACCGCGCAACTGGCGCAAATAATCGCCTAATTCTGACATGACTAAACCTCCTTGTGATTATTGTATATCTAACTAGACAAAAAAACTTTTGGTTTTATGTATATATTGGTTGACAGCGTGTATATCTCGGTATATTATTAATTCATAAGCAAGAAGGGAGGAACAGACATGAGCAACAGCTTGCGTCATTATCGCCGAGAAAAAGAGATGTCTCAGTTAGAACTAGCAAAACAAGTTGGCGTCACTCGCTTAACCATATCCAATATTGAAACAGGAAAAACAAAGGATCCGGCGACTTCAATTACGTTGAGAATTTCTGAAATTTTGGGTCATAGCGTTGATGCTATTTTTGGTAGCGAAAATGTAAACCTTGATAAACACATTCCCGTCCAGCGAGAGGAGACAGTCAAATGAACGAGAATGAGCGCAAACAAATAGCGCAAACAGCCCAAAAACTTTTGGAAGAAGCGGCCCAGCTGATTGCGCTATCCAATAAGCTTGATGAACTAATCGGTCATGTCAATGACAAATGACGATTGATCAATACCATTCTTTATTGCGTCAATGGTTCGCTGCGCAGACTCCTTGTACACATAAGTTTCACTCGTGGCAACCGTTTCGTGGTTGGCTGACTTGATGGCAAAGAAGTACTGGTTGTTTTCAGATCTGTAGATTACAAAGTGCATTTTAATCACCTCCTTCAAAGCGATTATCCCACTTGAAGGAGAAACAAAGTATTGAAATTTCAAACAGCGCTGTCGTTAGTTCAAAGATGGTCTGGTTTTTAGAATTTTCAACTAAAAAGGAGATCATGAACAACATGAACAAACAATTAGCAGACTTAGTACGAGGCGTTCTTTCTGGGGAATACAAGGTGGTAGAAACTAGAAATGCCAATCGCGACCTTGATACTGATGGCTTTACCGATAAACCACTAGAAGTATCAGAATTTACTTTCGACGTGGTCAGAAACGCCCCTGATTTATCAGGGAAACCAGTATTGAAAAAGTAAAAGGACTAGTTGCTAAACCAGGCCATCTTTGAACTAACGACAGTTTTCAAGTTAAGGAGGTGAGCAACATGGATCGACAGCAAATGATCGAAGCGCTGATGAGCTACCGGGATGATAAGCCCAAAGCTTTTTGGGAAACCATGGACGATGACATGCTCGAAATGGCAATAAGTGCTGAAAGGGAACGCGCAAGGAACGAAATGATTGATTACCTTGCTACAGCTTAATTATCAATCTAGGCGTTGTATAAGGCGCCTAAAAAAATAGACGAAAGAAGGCGTCATATGGCAGATGCAAAATACCCGCGACAATTATCGCTTGCAATTGAAACTTCTGGATTGAGCAAGCGATCCATAAGCAGGAAGTCATTCTTGTCTGAGAGTTCAATTGGCAAATATGCGTTAGGTCAGCGGAGCGTTGATCACGAGAAGAAAAAATCGTTGTGGTCACTTTTGAAAGGAGTTCGCTTAGGACTTTCTTCAGCCAGAGCAGACTTTGGAACCATTTCGTTCATGAACAATCCACGAATCAATGAAGATGTTTTCGCTGCTACGACTACGGCAGATCAAGAGGAGTCTGAAAGAAAAGCAATCTGGACTGACTTCAAGAATGCAATCAAGGTTCCAGAGGAAAAGCGAACGCGACAGCAACAAGAGACTGTCACAACGGGGTTTAAGGAATTGGTTGAAGAGATTGCTTCAGAACAAACCGAATTAATTGAACTTGCTGAATATGGCGGCATTGATCCACAGCCGTTCATTGACAAATTTAATCAAACGTTTGGAGGGTAACAAAAATGCAGGATATGAAGCAACGAGAGCACAAGCGTACTTTTATTACTCAGACAGAGGCCGCTCGCATGTTTGACGTCACGCCATTCAGTGCCAAGTGGAGAAGGATGAAACAACAGCCTGACTTCCCACAATTGCACTATATGACCGATGATCCGAGAGAACGAGGGACATTCAAGCTTTCAGAGATTGAGGATTATCTAAACAACTTGTAGGAGGTCTAACAAATGCTAGAAGCAATCATGTCAGTGCTGTTCAACCCATCATCGGCCTTTTGGAAGTATCTGCTTGTAGCCCTGGCTGGCATCATGATCGGCGCCACAGCAGTAGGAGGCTGGAAACAATGGACACGTTAGGAGGAAGAACTATGCGTGATACGAAGGCATATTGGCAAGACATTCATGATCAAGCCGAGAACGTGATTTACAAGAGCCACGGAGATAGCGGTTGGCTTTGGATGTTCGAACTTAGTCAACGGATGCTCAACAAATGCACACAAAAAAATCCCATGGCGGCAACCACGGGAGGTAAAACACAAAGCAATTTAATTTATATCCCAAGTTTATCACGGAAGGCGGTTGATGACCATGCTTGATTACAACACAGCGGTTCTTAACGAGGATCAACGACGAGAAACACTTGAAGATAAGGCTATCGCTGATTGGGAGTCCTATCACGGTAACGCCTTACCAAAAGGAATGGATACGGAGCAGGCAGAGGAGTTTTTGTCAATGGCTGATGACTGGAATGTTGATCGTACGAAGCCTTGGTTTTACCAGTCACGGTATGCCTCTCCACTTGATGGCGCATTTAATGAAGGAAAAGAGTTTTCCTATTTGAGTGATCAAGTTGCGGAGCACGGAATTGACTGGTTCTACCATCGAGTCTTGCGCGATCCTTCTGATTACTTCAGTGAACAAGCGATTGTCAACACACTGTTCGGAAAAGAAGATCCAATTTCAATCCTAGAATTTCTAAAAGAACGCGGATTCAAACAATGGCCAAGAAAACAGGAGGAGTACAAATGAGCAATCAATACGATCTGGCTAAGATGCCAGTCAAGAAATTAATTGAAACAGATGCCATTAAGAATAAGTTTGCAGCGCTTCTTGACAAACGGGCACCACAGTTTCTGTCATCAATTGCCAGCGCGGTAAGCCTTAATCCAAGCTTATCCAGAGTTGATCAGTTAAGTGTTATCAACTCGGCTATGGTAGCAGCAACGCTCGATCTTCCAGTTAATCCGAGCCTGGGTTTTGTCTACATCGTTCCATACAAGAACCAGGCGCAGCCACAAATCGGCTACAAAGGCTATATCCAATTAGCTCAACGATCAGGACGGTATCAGCGCCTGACTGCTTTACCGATTTATGAAGATGAGTTCAAGAGCTGGAACCCACTAACGGAGGAACTTGAGTACACGCCGAACTTCCACGATCGCGAAGCAAGTGAAAAACCGGTTGGCTATGCCGCATCGTTCAAACTGACTAACGGTTTTGAAAAGATGGTCTATTGGACTTATCAGCAAGTCGATGATCATCGCAAGCGTTTCAGCAAATCTGGTGGTGGCACGGAGCCTAAGGGCGTTTGGAAAGATAACTACGAGGCTATGGCCCTGAAGACGGTAATCAAATCGCTGCTGACTAAGTGGGGTCCAATGACAACCGACATGCAAAGCGCGGTCAGTGCCGATGAAAAACCAGTCGAAGCTGATCCAGAACTGAAGGATGTTACCCCCGAAGATCCTAACTCGATCGATGATGCACTTAACGCTCCCGCTGAACCCGTCACAAAATCGGAGGTGAAGCCAGATGCTCTTAAGCCAGACATTACCCACGACCCAAATGCAGGAAAACAACCAGAAATCTTTGACGGTCAACAAGGATAATTATTACTCGCTGGATACCAGTTTCAAATATCAGTCTGCTACCTGGTTTAAGAAATTTCTGACATGCGAAGCAGAAGCGATGGCCGAGTTGCAAGGTAAATGGATACCAAGAGGTGATCCGACTGCCTTGCTGGTTGGAAACTATCTACACAGCTATTTTGAATCCAAGCAAGCTCATGAGTCTTTTGTCAAAGGACACCCAGAGATGTTCTCAACTCGTGGATCGTCAAAAGGACAACTGAAAGCTCCGTATAAACAAGCTGATGCGATGATTGCCACGCTTGATGCTGATGAGAATGTTCAACGACTTTATCAGGGCGAAAAAGAAGAGATCCTGACCGGTGATCTGTTTGGGGTCGAGTGGATGGGCAAGCTGGACTGCTTCGACTCAACAAAGTCATTCTTTTTGGATCTAAAGACCACACAGTCGCTTCACAAGAAGTATTGGAAACCGGGAGAACATCAGCCAACCAGTTTCGTTGATGCCTATAACTATCAGCTTCAGATGGCGGTTTATCAGGAGCTGATTTACCAAAATTACGGAACGCGACCACGAGCATTTATCATTGCCGTGACCAAGGAAGACGTACCCGACCATGCCGTCATCGAAGTGCCACAGTACCGTATGGACGAGGCGCTGGAAGAGATCCATGACAGCACCGAACACGTTGAGGCGGTCAAATCCGGTCAGGTGCGGCCACATCGATGTGAGGCCTGTGATTACTGCAAGGCAACTAAACGAGTCGCCACAATTATCAGCATGGATGAGCTAGTCGAGTAGGAGGTGACTCACCGCATGGATTTATTCAAGCTAATTCGAGAGTTCTACATTCAGCAAAGCGTTAATCCGCTAAGCACAGGACAGATAGCATTATGGCATGGGCTGGTTTACCAATGTAACCAGCTAGGCTGGCCAAGCGAATTCAATATGCCGAATCGAACACTCGAAACGTTGACTGGTTTAAGCCGTCAGGGCATCGTCAAAGCCCGCAACGCGCTAAAGCAGTCAGGGCTGATAGATTTTCAAACTAACGGTGTTAAGGCAACGACCTACTCAGTCATCGATATTTCACGAAAACTTAGTACGTCAGATAGTAGGCAACCTAGTAGTCGAGCTGATGACAGTGTGTCAGATAGTAGGCAACCTAGTAGGCAACACAGTTTACAAGGTAGTTTACAACCTAGTAGGCAACACAGTAGGCAACACAGTAGCACATACACTAAACAAGACGAGACTAAACTAGACAAAACTAAACGACAACAGACTACTGCTCCAGTAAAGGCAGAAGAGAGGCCTGCTGAAGAATCATCGTCGTCATCATCAATTCTTGATATTTGCAATTTCTGGGAAGGAAACGGGTTTGGACAACTATCACCGTTCACCAGAGAAAGCCTTGTTGATTGGGTTGATGACATGCGAAAAGCAGGATCACCTGAACCTGAGAAGCTAGTTCTAAATGCGCTGCGGACTGCGGTTGAAAGCAATGTCAGAAACTACAAGTACGTCAACGGCATCTTGAAAAACTGGGAGAGCAAGCGTCTTCTCACGGTTACTGCTGTCGAAGCAAACGATAGTGAACGCAAAACGAATCAACCTCAGCGGCGTTACGGCAAGGCAGAGCGCGTTGATAAAGAACCTGATTGGTTAAAGCCTGGCTATCAGGAACCAAAGCATGAAGTGACGCCCGAACAGCGGTCCAAGCTGGCTGAACAACTTGAACAGCTCAATAAACTCGGCGAAAAGAATTAGGAGGGAAGCATATTGCTAAACAGTGTCTCACTAACAGGCCGACTGACAAGAGATGTTGACTTGCGCTACACACAAAGTGGAACCGCTGTCGGCTCGTTCACGCTGGCCGTTGATCGCAAATTCAAGAGCAAAAACGGAGAACGAGAAACTGATTTCGTAAATTGCCAGATCTGGCGCAAGTCGGCTGAGAACTTTGCAAATTTCACCAAAAAAGGCTCCTTGGTTGGTGTGGAAGGCCATATCCAAACGCGCACGTATGATAACGCGCAAGGGCAGAAAGTGTTCGTGACCGAGGTAATCGTTGATAATTTTGCTTTGCTTGAGTCACGACAGACGTCTCAGAACAACCCTAAATCACAGCAAATAGCCAATACATCAGCAACAGAGACCATAAACACGAGTCAAACGACTCCAAATGCTTCGCGAGCGAATACCACAGATCCGTTTGCTAATAATGGCCAGCCGATAGACATCCAAGATGATGATTTGCCATTTTAATGAAAATGACAAAAAACTCCCTCAGGGAAACCTTAGACCCTAAAGGAGTAATTAAAGCATGACTGTGAAAACTAGTTTGGCGTGGAACGCCGATAGCCGTCAACGTGAGTCCCGCTAGACTTGATATACGGCTTTACAACAACAATTTTCTTCCGTTGCGTTCCGCGAACGCTTGACTTTGTTTTTGCCATCAATAGTCCCCCCATCTAATTTATTACAGGTCATTACAGTAGCCTGTAAATCTAGTATATCAAAAATGTATGTGCCTTACAACATGCTGTACTTAAACATATAGAGGTGACACAATATGTGGGATTCTGTTCAAAAGATTTTAGATGATCGATCAATTAGCATCCCAGAATTAGCTGATTTAGCAGGATACAACAACCCATCAACTTTATACATGATTAGATCCGGTGGCATCAAAGATCCGTCATTTTCAACGATGATACGAATTGCAGACGCTCTAGGCGTTAGCCTTGACGAACTGAGGCCTGATAAGCAAGGAGAGAAGAAAGCATGACACAAGTAACAGTACATTTATACAAACAGGGAGACAAAGTGTGGCGCGATTTCAAGGCTGAATTGCTTAAGCGCTACGAAAATTCAGCAATGCTAGACATCTCAAAAAGCAAAGCATTCTCAAAAATCGAAAAGCAAGCGTTCAATAACCTGATCGTTGTATCAAAGAAAGCGATTGTCAAGAAACGTGCGGTAGCCGGTGTTGATAATCGAGATATGCCTTCAGTCGCACTGATCAGCAGCATCAAGGCTGTAAATAAACGCGGGGAAGCTAACCGTAAGAAGTATGCAGTACAAGTTTCTGAGGCGGCAAGCAAGAGCAAAACACTAACAGAGGTTGCAAAACGGATCGGGAAGTCAACAACGTTCGTTAAGCGAGTGGCAAGTGAGTTTGAGATCAAGTTACCGCGCCGCAACAACGGCCATGAAGAGATTGCGAGTCGTTAGCAATTTAGCGAGTGAGAATGCAAGAAACTACAGGAGGAATCTTCAAATGCAAGCAATTAAAACAAAAATGATGGTCGGTGATCTGGTTATGGTTCCTGATCGAGTATTCATGGGCGTGCGTGATCTTGGCGGTGTGGCACGAATCATCAGAATCGAGCGATACAACGCCAGAGGTGAACGTCAAGACATCAACAAGCCAGTTGCTTTTGATGGCAAGGCACCCAAAGAGCTAATCACAACGGTTGAGATGGTTGACGGCAAGCAACGTCAATACTATCTGAAGGACGTGAAGCCAGCATGAACAGGATCATTATTCCTTTGCCCCTCATGACTCTTAACCAGTACATCAAAATTGAACGAGGCAATATGTTCGGCGGAGCAAAAGTCAAGAAACAAGCAACGGAAACGGTAATGTTGGCTGTTAGAAAAGCGATGAATCAGGGCGTGAAATTTCAATGGGGAAAACCCCTAAGTTTCGACTGGTACTGGTATGACAAGCGAACAGACCCGGACAACATCGCGTTTCAGCACAAGTTTATCTTTGACGGCATGCAAAAGGCTGAATTTTTAGAAAACGACAACTGGGATCACATTGTAGAACTGCGAGATCGGTTCTTTATTGACAAAGCTAATCCGAGAGTTGAAGTCGCAGAGATCGATTGAGGAGGCACACAAATGACGAGAAAAGAGTTTAAACATATGTCGCTTGATAGTGCGATGGTGGCCGTTGTGCTTACTGCGCTGCTATGTGGCTGTGAGGAGGCCGACCGATGAAAACAGGAGACGACACGTTCGATGACATCTACATCAGCAAAGAGACTGGCAAGGTCGTAGGCGTCATGTATGAAGGTATGGACTACAAACTAGTGCCCGTAGAACCAAAACAAAAAAAGATGAATTACGAAGAAGCACTAAAACGTGCAGAAAAGCTGCTTTCTATGGGCGATTATGTGGACGGTAACGTAAACGAATATGCCAATCTGAAAGCTGTGGCACTTGTTAATAATATTTACGGGAGAGAGGAAGAAAAATGAAAGTAACAGCAGCATTTGCATTGCCGCATGACCACTATGATTGGAATCAAGGACTGTATCAGTTGGCGATGGTTACGCGCAACTGCTTAGTTGACAACGACCATGAAAACTTCCGGAAGTACAATATCATGCTTTGCAATTACGCACGGGAAATCTTTAAGATTCCTAACTTGATGATTGTTGAATGGGAACTGTCAAATGACATTGCAGTCTTCGTGCTAGATGGTGTACCAGATGGTCGTTGTCACACAGCATATGACATTGGCCATCATATTCCAGAAGAATACAAGGGAGAAAATGGTAGATACAGCATTCCATTAATCCGTTCGCAAGAGGAACTTGACGATACGTTGGCACACATTCACAGCATGAACATCTTACACAAGCTGGAGGACGAAAAATGAGCGAAGAAAAACTGTACGCGGTGAAGAACGATGAAGGCGAATACTGGGACTTTGAAGACCGAGACGGTTTCTGGGAACTAAGAAGAGTGTCTTGCCCGACTACGGCTGAAGAGAAAGATGCCAAAGACGTGATTCATGGTCATGGTGGCCACGTTGTCACTTTGATTGAGGAACCTGAAAAGGTAGTCCTGACCAAGGAACAAGCCGAAATCGTTGAAGGGGCAAACAAGTCTCAATTTCCAGCATCCCATATTTCTGACCATACTGGTAATTCCCTTTGTTTGGAGAAGCTGCTGATGGACGCTTGTGTCAACGGCTACACCGTGAAAAAGGAGAAGAAGTATCTAGTATATAAGGAACTCGGGGGCAAACAGAAAAACAAGCAAGTTGCTCAAGCATACCGATCAAATCTTTTCCCCGATACGATCATTTGGCTAATTAAGGAACACAAAATCATGAGCACTCCTGACTCTGATCAGTTCACCGAAGCAGAGATCGAGCATTACGGCTTGCAAGACTGCGAGAAAGAAGAGGTGACTGACGATGACATTCGTTGAGGAACCTAAAAAGGTACTCGTCAGCCCCGAAGAAGCCAAGAATATTGATGCGCTTATTAATGCCAAGTCATATCAACAAGTGATTGCTTTTGCCACTTTTATTTTTAACCACAAAAATAGCAAATTTGTAAAAAGAATTTTAAAAGCAATCACTAACGGATATACCATCACGCTTCCAGTAGTTGATACAAAATACTTAGTATATGAAAACATTGGTGGTAATACTCATGGCAAGTTCGTTTTACAGGCTAGATGGGATCACCCAAACCATGTCTTTTGGAACGTTTCTAGTCAACTATTAAATGGTGAAGAATACAGGTTTACACAAGAAGAAATTAAACGTTTGAAACTGAAAAAATATGAAACTAAAGAGGTGACTGACGATGAGCAATGAGACGAAGCGGGACGTGTTTGTAGATGCTGTTGACGCGCTGGCTGATGCACAGGCAAGCGGTGGCAATGTCGGACACCAAGATGCAAATTTATTCATGGCTGAATATGACAATGCCTTGCCAGATGATCTGCCCACAATACCATTAGCAGTATCTGAACATATTAAGCAAGATTACGGTAAAACTACTCTGTTTGATGAGCTTGCTTGGGCTTTTCAAGATAGCTTTGATAGTAGTGAAGTAAATGAGTGGATAACTAACAACGAAGATATTTTTGCGGAAGCGTGGAGCCGTGGCCTCTGGGTAGTTGAAGAAACTGGGGAGGTAACTAGTTATGACGGTTGAGACGAAGCGGGAAGTGTTCGAGCGGGCACTAACGGAATGGTACGACTTGATTTTTAAGGTCGGGGGACAAGGAGAGGAAGCGTATGGATATTGTGAGTTTGATGGAACCATATCCAAATACGAGAAGGACTATGCCGCCGCCTTGCCAGATGACCTGCCGGTGATTCCCAAGGAAATCGGAGAGTACATCGAACGGCAGAAACAGGGATCAACATTAAGATCAGCGATTATTGCCGCCACAGATTTTCACGCAGTCGATGATGAGGAAGCTGATTGGATATTCTACCATTCTGAGACTTTTGCCCGTGCATGGGTACTAGGTGTCTGGCGCGTTGAGGAAACAGGCGAAATCGTGAAATTGGAGGCGGAGAAATGAATATGACTCGAAAGTGCTATGTAGTCAGTGGAGACAAGGAAACCCCCGCAAAGTTTTATGGCGTGTTTCAAGTCGCAAAGGTTGTGGGCGAAAGTCCACTTATAGGTGGTCATTCTGCTGGTCAAATCATGGAGCCTGTTGCGGTGGTCGAATATAACGGCCAACTGCATAAAGTTTATCTTGATCAGGTTCATTTTGAAGATGTGGAGGCGGAGAAATGAAACGAGAGATTAAGTTCAGAGCGTGGGATAAGGTGCACGAGTGTTACTTGTATGACATACAGGGAGCATATGACACGCTTAGCGGCTGCGTTAAGTATGAAAATGGTGAGGATGCTGGTTATGACGAAGAGTGCTTTGCCGGATTCTTGGATAATGATCAGTATGTTGTCGAACAGTATACCGGACTCCACGACAAGAACGGGCGGAAAATCTACGAAGGCGATATTGTCAAATACCACATGGTTAGATCGTATGGAGATCGCTATGACCCTGTCACGCTTGGCTTCATTGGCACAGATTGGGACGTTGACGCAGACATTATTGGCAAGGTATCAATCTGGCCATCTAATGGTGTCATGATGACAAACATAATCACTGACGATCCGGACATGTTTTGCAAAAAATACCCCGTTCCTAAGCGATGGCACGTTACACATGACTGCGAGGTCATCGGCAATATTTTTGAGAATCCGGAGCTATTGGAGGGAAAACAATGATTGCCGTCATGCTGATAATCTCAGGTGCTGCAATGTGGATGTGGGCTAACTGGAAAAACAAGTAGGAGATGAATGATTTGGACAGCAAACGAGCATTGGCCGAAAACCTTAGGAAGAATATATACGATCTGAACATGACACAAGCCAAATATGCAAAAGAGATCGGGATACCCATCAACACGCTTGAATATGCAATCTCTGGTAAGGGCAGTGTTTCACTTAACACCTTAGATAAAATCGCATATGGAGCTGGGATTGATCCATGGGAGCTCATTTGGCCTCATGAAAGCAAATAAAAAGCGCGCCTGATTAGGGACGCGCCGGAGGCCAAACGTACACGTGATTGATAGCAAATGGAATCATTTAAAAGGAGTAGGCCTCCGCGAGCAGTATAGCAAAAGTTGTCCTGAATTAACAGGACGACTCAGTCTATCAACCCGAATTATTTGAACATCAAGTGTATCACACAAAAAAAGCGCACCATTACGGCACGCCTTCCCGATGAGTTTTAGGCAAATTCATTATACCATAAGGGGTGGCCTACCGATGACGTTAATTCAAGAAATAGACGAAAATGCGACACGTACAAAGGCAAGAGAGATATTGAAAGACTTCCGAACGCTATCACGTATCGGCGGCGTCTATTTGTCTGACATTAAATCACCCGTTATAGATGGTATGCCAAAGACGCATTCAGTAAACAATTCGGTAGATTGCAAATTGGCAAAAGTCGTCAGTGCTCGTATTAGCGTTGAACTGATTGAGCATGCATTGATGGCGCTAACAACCACAAGCTTCTGGACGCTGTTTTATTCATACTGCAACAAAGAGGTACTGACTTATGACCAGATTGCTTATCGCATGCAAGGCTACTCAAGAGAATCAATCAAGAAGCTTAAGAACCGAGCACTGTTAGAATTTGCAGAAGCCTATCAAGGAGAAAATCTATTGGTTTTCAAAAACCCCAAAAAAGCCCCGAATTAGCCCCTTTTGGGCCCCGAAAAAGCCCCCAAAAGATCGTTTATAGGCAGTATTATGGTATTGTGCCAAGGGAGCGATTCTAAAGCACCGCGTTTTTCCTCCGAGCCATGGTGATGATAAAGCTGTGGCAAGGTAATCCCGATGTGGAAACCGTGTACGGTTGCTGGTTCGATTCCAGTACGGGATAGTTCGATGAAAAATTCATCAGAACGCAATGTGCTGTATCGTCTGTTACGGCTAAAAGCCACTCTTACCGTTGAGGGGACGATAAACGGACAGCATAGAGGCCGTATTTGGTAAAGCATATGAACGGCATATGTATGTGGGTTCAATTCCCACCGGCCTCATTGTCCAGTTTAGCGACCGGACACAGCTTGCCATGACCCCATCTGACACTGGGAGAGCGAGCAAATCGCTGTGGCGGAATAGGTAGACGCTAACCAGTACATGCGCATAGTTAGAGGGGCTGGCAATGGCCCATGTCGGGTGCAAATCCCGACCAGCGATATAATTGCGGGTATCCTTTTAGGAGGATTGAGGAGAATTCCCTCAGCTTTACGGCGTGCTACAACACCGGTTGCAGTCTCAGGTAGATGTCGAATCAATCAGTTCAGGAGTAGGCACCGGACTATGGCACTTCACTTCATGCGAGGTGCTATTTTTATACATAATTTCAGGAGGCGAGTAGATGCAATGGACAGATGAACAGATCGGTGACATTAGGAAGCTCGCCTCTGAAGGGTTTACAAGACGAGAGACGGCCGACAAACTCGGTATTAGCTATGATGCGCTTCAAGGTAAAGCAAGACGGCTTGGGATCGAGTTTCAAACACCATTGAAGAATGAATACGATTCAGACGGTACACAATCAAGCGAAACCATTCTAAAGGTTGTCAGGGGTCACAAAATGACGCCTAGAGAGGTTTTGGAAGCTCACGGGTACGATTACACAAAGTGGGAGCTTGTACGTGCTACAAGCAACTTCTGGAAGCAGACGCCTGAAGCAACAATGTATCAAAGCAAGATACAAATCAGGCCGTTAGTCGAGGCGGAACAATATGAATCATTGATGAATGACATCATCACACACAAGGAGCCGTATCAAGCCAAGGCTCCTATTTTTGTGGAATCAGATAGATATCTGGTCATTCCAGCTTTCGACACGCATTTCAACGGTCACACATTCGACATCTATGCTGAATCTCTTAAACGGCAACTAGAAATCATTCAACGCGGCCACTACGCAAAGATATTGCTTATTCTGGGCGGTGATCTAGCTCACGTTGACAATATCAACTCGACCACAGCAAAGGGCACACAGCTAGAAACAACTGACCTAGGCGAGACCGTTAACGAAATGGAGCAATACTTCGAGACGTTGATTGAAGCAATTATCAAGAACGCCAATAAGTGTGAGGTCATGTATTGTGCCGGAAATCATGATCCGTCAGTTGGGTATATGTTCGCACGTCTATTGAAACGCGCCTACAGCAACCAAACAAACATTACTTGGGATATATCACTGAAGCATTACAAAGGCGCAATGTTAGGCCACAACTTCATTGGTGCTACTCATGGTGACAAGGGCAAGAACAACTACCTTGCAAAATACCTAGACGAGTTTGGTTTCATGTTAGGCACAGCGCAGAATCGCGAACTGTTCACCGGCCACCTCCATTCAGAGATGAGCAAAGACCTAGGCGGGTTCGTTCAGCGTCAAGTATCGACACGCAAGCCAACCGACAAATGGACTGATGACATTGGCGTGGTTGCTCACAAAACGTTTGAGCTGGTCGAATACAGCGATCATGATACTCGTGCCATTTACTATGTGTGAGGTGATTTCATGGCTCAAATGATTACAACAAAATACGGCGTTTACATGCCGAAAGTTGAAGCGTGGACCATCGGCAAGATTGACAGAGAAATTGTCCGTTCACGCTCTAATCAAGTTAAGACGCGAGGCGGATACGCACATCCTGAAAGTAAGGTATGCTTGTCAAAAAGGGGGTGGATACTGTGGCATTCCACTTGCCGTCACCAAAAGACGTCTATAAGAACCTCAAGGACAAGTTGAAAAAACAGCGGGACAAGACCAAGGCTGATAAGAAGAAACAGCCTAGTAAAGACAATCCAGGAGTAACAACAGCTTAATGAATTATAACCAGCGATAGCTAACTAGCTACCGCTTTTTTAATGGAAGGAAGGTGTGGTGATATGTAATGCGACTGACAGCAAAACAGAAGAAGTTCGTTGATTCTTATATTGCTGATAGCAATGCCACCAAAGCGGCACTAGAAGCAGGATACAGCAAAAGAACGGCTAGGTTTGTCGGTGCAGAAAACCTAACAAAACCTAACATTAAAGCTGCCATCGATGAACGTATGAAACGCATCGAATCTGACAAGATTGCCAAGGCTGCTGAGGTGCTTCAATACTTCACCACAGTGCTTCGTGGAGAGGCAAAAGAGACAATTATAGTTAGCACTCCAGACGGTGCAGATGCTGTTGAAAACGATCCAAGCATCAAAGACCGCATGGCAGCAGGACGCGAATTGTTAAAGCGTTACCCTGGTAATGATGAGCTGCTCAATGCTCAGTTAACGAAGATTATTACTGATATTGCCAAAACTAAGGCCGACGTTCGCAAGTCTGAAGCTGAGGCTGACATCATGGAAGCCAAGGCCAGCGCCTATCGCACGCCAGAAGGCCAATATGGAGGACTGAACAAGCTTTTAGCCGCAATTGATGAAAGCATTCCAAAGGACGGTGATGTCAATGACAACCCCGATTGATCAATTCAAAGGGAAACAGTTAGACATCATCAACTGGTGGCGCCGCTATCCAGACAAGCAGACTATCATTGCTGATGGTGCTGTGCGTTCCGGAAAGACGTTTGCGATGTCGATCAGCTATGTTCTGTGGAGCATGATTGTGTTTGACCGCGAGCAATTTGGCATTGCCGGCAAAACCATTGGATCATTGCGTCGAAATGTTATCAGGCCACTCAAACAAACATTGCAACAAGTGGGATTCTCAGTTGTAGATCGGCGTTCAGAAAACATGCTGGAAATCAGCCTTGATGGAAGAACCAACCTCTACTATTTATTCGGCGGTAAGGATGAAAGCAGCCAAGATCTGATTCAAGGGATCACACTTGCCGGAATGTTCTTTGATGAAGCAGCTCTCATGCCACAGTCGTTTGTCAATCAAGCGACAGCGCGTGTTTCCGTTACTGGCGGCAAATACTGGTTCAATATGAACCCAGAGGGCCCGTATCACTGGTTCAAGACTGATTGGATTGATCAAGCAGACGATAAACGCGCATTGCGTCTCCACTTTGTGATGACGGACAATCCAAGCCTGAGCAATGAAGTTATTGACAGGTACGAGCATATGTACTCAGGAGTGTTTTACCAGCGATATATTCTGGGACAATGGGTTCTGGCTGATGGAATTGTCTACGACAACTTCAATAAAGACGAGATGGTCAGCAATCCAAGCCAGCAGCCAAGCCGATACTATGTCAGTGTTGACTATGGCACACAGAACCCCACAGCTTTCTTGCTTTGGGGTAAATGCGGGTCTGTTTGGTATTGTCTCAAAGAGTACTACTACGATGGACGGCATAGCAGCAGACAGAAGACAGATGATGAATACGCTCGGGATTTTAGCCAATTTGTCGGTGACATACGCTGTGAAGTGATTGTTGACCCTTCAGCGGCTTCATTCATTGCCAAGTTGAGAGAAAGCCGGTATCGAGTTATTAAAGCTGATAACGATGTGCTAAACGGCATTAGAGAAACGCAAACAGCTATGAACTCTGGTGAGATCAAGTTCACACCTGGGCTAACTAATCTGTTCAAAGAGTTCGCGTCTTATGTGTGGGATGACAAGGCCAGTCAAAAGGGTGAAGACAAAGTGGTTAAGGCACATGACCACGCAATGGACGCCATGAGATATTTTGTCATGCAGGTAATCAAACGGAGAAATACAGCTCACACGTTCAAGAACACAAGCAAATACTTCTAAGGAGGTGGCCATCATATTAACAGTTCAAGGTAAAGGCTCAATCACAGACGGAGATGTGTTTATTTTCCCGACTGATGAAGAGCTAACTGGCGATGACATCAATGCGTTTATTACTGCCAATGATGATCTAGCTAAAAACAAGTACCTTCCAGCAAAGAAAATGTACCTCGGTCAGCATCAGATTATTGATGATGCGAAAAAGGACCATGGGCCAGACAATCGTCTTGTTGGCAACTTGGCTCACTATATCGTGGATACCTACAATGGGTTTTACATTGGTATTCCACCGAAGATCACGCTCGATAACACACAGGACAACGCCGTGTTACAAGAGTGGCACGATACGAACAGCGTTCAGGACAAATTAAGCGAGATCAGCAAGCAAGCAGCCATTTACGGACGGGCGCTTGCTTTTTTGTACCAGGACGAAGACAGCAAGACGTGTATTGCGTACAGCTCGCCTATCAATTCATTCATTGTCTATGACGACACGGTAGCACACAAAGCCATTGCGTTTGTCATGTATTGGCATGATGAAGACAAGACGTTGACCGGAAAGGTATACCTGAGAGACGGCATATACGCTCTTGATATGACACGCCTTGAAGGGACAGACGGATTTAACCCATTTAACGAAGTACCGGCAGTTGAGTTTTTCATGAACACCGAGCGACAAGGCATCTTTGAGAATGTTGAAACGCTCATCAATGCTTTAGACAAGGTGCTAAGCCAGAAGGCGAACCAGAATGAGTATTTTGACAATGCGTACTTGGTTCTCAAAGGCCTGAAACTCGATGAGGACGATGACGGCAACCCCAAACTCGATCTTAATGGCAACCAAATCATCTATGCTCCAGACGCTGATTCTGCTCAAGGCGTAGCTGAATTTCTGACCAAACCTGATGGCGATGCCATTCAAGAACACCTCATTGACCGTCTCATCAGCATGATCTATCAGATTAGCATGGTTGCAAACTTGAACGATGAAGCATTCAGCGGCAATAGCTCTGGTGTTGCATTGCAATACAAATTGCTACCAATGAGGAACCTAGCGGCCAATCAAGATCGTAAGTTCACACAGTCACTCCGGTCCCTTTACAAGATCGCATTCAGTGTTGGGACAATCCTTCCAGAAAGTAAATCTGATGACTGGCAAAAGCTTAACTTCGCATTCTCACGAAATCTTCCGGAGAACATTACCGACGAAGCAGACGCGGCTTCTAAGCTAAAAGGCCTTGTATCAGATCAGACTATGCTTAGCACCTTATCATTTGTCGATGATCCAAAGGCTGAAATTAAACGCATCGCTGATGAGACCGCCCAGAAAGCAAAAGACGCTGCTGCTAACAGCCCATCAAGTCCAGACTTCCAGAAATTTCTGAATGGTGGTGGCAATGATGACAACAACGACTCAGCAACAGATAGCGAGTAATTCTGCCTACTGGAATAAGCGAACGGCCGCTGAACGGAAATGGATTGTCGAGAACCTTAAGAATGACGAGGCGTTCAATGCCCGAATTCAGGAATATTTTGACAAAGCTTTAACCAACATTCAAAAGGATATTGATTCAGAGCTTGCCAAGTATGCCGCATATAGCAACGACAGTATGGCCGGTGCGCGTCAAGCAGTGATGGTAACCGATATTAAAGCTTATCAAGCGGAAGCAAAGTCGATTGTTGATGATGCTAGAAAGATGTACAACGGCGAACCGCTTAAATATTCCGACTTTAGCAAGGATGTCAATGATCGTCTCAAGCTATACAACGCTACCATGCGCATTAACCGTTTAGAAATGCTCAAGAGTGAGATTGGTCAAGAAATGCTTGATGCACACATGAAAGTGAACGCCGATTTAATCTCAAAATTGAGCGATGATTATCAATCTGAGATCAAACGGCAATCCGGAATACTTGGAGAGACGGTATCTAAGAGCGGCTACACTGATTTATCCAAATTCCTCTCCAAAAGAGAGGGAGATTACACCTTCTCACAACGCATTTGGATCAACCAAGACATTCTTAAAGCTGAACTGGATGAGCTATTGACTGCCGCCACCATTCAAGGACAGAGCCCACTAAAGATTGCTCGCAAGTTACGCGGTCAAGTGGCAGAAACGGTGAACAATCACCGCTATGTGACAGAACGAATTGCACGTACTGAGTCAGCTCGGATTCAAACGCAGGCGCAATTAGATAGCTTCCACAAGCTCAGCTATGACTATTGCAAATGGGTGGCTGAGCCAAGCGCGTGTGATGTGTGCAAGGAGATTTCAGAAGGTGGCAGAACTGGTAGAGGCATTTATCGTGTAGACGATGTGCCAGATATTCCAGTTCACCCCAATTGCCGATGCTCCATTGCGGCTTATATGCCAGACGATGATTAGGAGGAAATACCATGAGCAATGAAGATTTGAAAACTCGTGAAGGCATCAAGAAACGACTACTTGATTTGGCCGCATTAGCTAATGGCATCAAAGATGATCAGCTAGGAGCGCTTATCCTGACCGCATACAATCGATGCGATGACAATGTGACCATTCGGAATGGTAATTTATATGTCAACGGCAAACTGATGATAATCGACAATGCGACACTTGCCAATTATATGGGACTGTCATTAACCGGCGACACTAAATCGACATCTGGTAACGTGTCAGGTCCTCACCTAAGCGTTATTGAACTGAAAGATGACGGCCCATATCTTAACGGCAAACGTATTGAAGGTGTCATTGATATGAACATCGATTCAAAGGTCGGCGATCATACCAAAGTTGTCATTAAACTTGCTGCCAATGTGCATGGTATAGACGACATCAAGCAAGAATACAGTTTCTAATCTAGGAGGAAATGCAATGAAATATCGTAAGAAGCCGGTTGAAATTGAAGCTGTTCAGTTCGATTATGAGAAATGGGTTTATATGAGACACACAGCCTATCCCATGGTTAATGGCGATGTCGCACCAGACGGTGGGATGATGGCTACTAATCCTGTTATCAAAACTCTTGAAGGTGACATGAAGGTTTCGGATGGTGATTACATCATCAAAGGTGTTCATGGCGAGTTCTATCCTTGCAAGCCTGACATTTTTGAAGAAACATACGAACCATCTGGACGTTCGGTAGATGGTAAATTGCTTGCCGAAAAATTGGCGGTGCCGATCAAACACGAGCTTGATAAACGATCTAGAGACGCACAACGCCGTAAAGGATTTTTATAAGTCGCAGCTAGCGGCTATTTTTATGCCATCAAGTCCAAGCGTGATTGACTCTAAAAGCTCCGGTAAATTAAGACGCAAGCCTGATCCGTCTAAAAAGCTGTGGAAGGAGTTCTGAACATGATTCCTAAGATTTTAATGCCGATGAATTTGCAGTTCTTCGCTGAAGATACTGGTGCTGACGGTAGTCAAGACAACCAGCAAAGCAGCGACTCTCAAAGTGATAATGACACCAACGCTCAAGACTCAGAAAATGGTCAAGACAGTTCTGATGAAGGGTCTGATCAACATACCTACACTGATGAGCAGGTCAACGATATTGTCAAAAAGCGTCTTGCTCGTGCCGAGAAGGAGAAGCAAGCTGCTGTTGACGAGGCTGCAAAGCTGGCCAAGATGAATGCCGACCAGAAGAAGGACTACGAGCTAGAAAAGGCTCAAAAAGAGCGAGACGAACTCAAGTCACAGCTTGCCACCTATGAAATGGGCAAACAGGCTCGATCAATGTTTGAAGAGGCCAAATTGACAGTCACTGAGGACGATTTGCAGCACGTTGTAACGCCAGAGGCAGAATCTACTGAGGCGAATGTAAAGTGGCTCATTGCGCATGATCAGGCAGTGGCTGAAGGTGTTCGTCAAGAGTTGCTTAAGGGAAGCACACCCAAAACGCATGGTTCAAAGGTGGAGACTCCGGGCGCGGCATTTGCTAAACAACGGAATCAGCAGAGCCAAGTTGTCAACGACCCATGGAAACAAAAATAAGGAGGTACTTTTATGTACGCAGGTAAAAAGGTAACCGCATCTGAGATCAACTTCTTGGATAGCGAGAAATTCGTTTCATTCACTCGCCAAGCCGACAGTTCAACTGATGGTGTCGTAAAGGGTGTATTGCCAGCAGGTTCTATCTATCCAAAGAACGATGCAACGGCAGTCGGTGTGACCATTAATGATGTTGATGTCAGTGAGGGTTCTCAACCCGTAGGCGTCATCGTTGAAGGATATGTGAACGCAGCTCGCTTGCCAGTCAAGCCGTCCAGTAATGCTATCACTGCGCTGAAAGAAATCAAATTCAGCCACGTTTCTGACTAAGGAGGATTAACTTATGCCAGCTATTTTAGATTTGTTTAATCAAAAGACGGTACTTGATTACGTTCAAAACCGCCAGTATCCGCAATTACTTGGGGACACCTTGTTCCCATCAACCAAAATTAATCAGTTGGATTTTGAATTTCTTCGTGGTGGGTCTAAGACGCCTATCGTGGCATCTATTTCTGCATTCGATACGGAAGCGGAGATTGGCAGTCGTGAAGCGAGCATTCAGGCCGCTGAACTCGGCTACATCAAACGCAAGATGCAGCTTAAGGAAAAGGACCTGATCGCATTACGCAATCCGCGCACACCGGCTGAACAGAGCTACCTGACCAGCCTTGTGTACAACGACTTGGATGTTTTGGTTCAAGGCGTTTATGCACGCGTTGAAAAAATGCGCATGGAGGCTTTGGCAACTGGGAAGATCACCATTAATGAGAACAATCTCAACTTCGATGTTGATTACCATGTTCCAAGTGAACACCAAGTTACCGCAACTACTTCTTGGGATGCAAATGGTGCTGATCCGATTAAGGACTTGCAAGACTGGTTTGCACTGCTCGACTACGTGCCAACGCGAATCTTGACTTCTTCCAAGGTACAGACTGCCTTGATCCGGAGTAAAGCATTTGCTGACTACTTCAAGACAGCAGGCCTGTTGCCTAGTGTTGGCAGTCTCAATGCGGTTATGCAGTCGTTCGGCTTGCCAACTATTGTCACGTATGATGCCAAGTACCGTAAGCAGGGAGCCAAAGGTATCTATACCGTTGAACGGTACTTCCCGGAAGACACTTTGGTAGCCTTTGGTGATGACCAGCTCGGGCAAACCGTTTATGGTCCTACCCCTGAAGAGTCCCGACTGATTTCAACTCCGGGTGTTCAACAGGGCACTGTTGGCAATGTGTTCACCACCGTTTACGAAACCACGCAAGATCCAATTGCAACGTGGGAAAAAGCGGCAGCCACTGCACTTCCTAGCTTCCCAGAAGCTGAGAACGTCTTGCAAGCCAAAGTGCTCGTTCCAGGCAAAACAACTACTACCACCACTACGCACGGATAATTAATTGATGCAAGTCGCCTATCGAAATAGGACAGTACGGGAAACCGGGCGGCTGATTGGAGGACAGAATGAAACTCATCTTGTGTCAACCCGCTATTCAGAGATTCGAATGGGAATTAGAAGTCTGCCTAACTAATCTGCAAAGTGTCGGGTTTGGCATGACAGATGTCGTTTTGCTCTTCACTGTGAATGATTATAAGGTGCCAGAAACGCTTGCCAGCAAATATGGAGTAGAAGTACACACGTATACCGATAAGCGCTCAGACAAGCAATATATTCCGTCTGTGAAGCCTTGGCTGTGGTGGCAGTATCTAGCTGAGGACCCCAAACGCGAAAAAGAGGACTATTTCTACTTCGATAGCGATGTGATCTTCCGTAAACGGCCAGACTTTCGCAAGCTGAAAGCAAAGTCTGATCGCTGGCTATGTAGCAACACGCTTAGCTATATCAGCGTTGACTATATCAAGCAGTGCGAACACGGAGAAGAAATCCTGAAACGTATGGCTGATATTGTCGGCGTTACGGTAGCTTCGCTTGAGACGATCAACCACAATTCTGGTGGTGCCCAATGGATCATCAGTCACCCGTCAGCTGAATACTGGCGGAAGGTGTATGCCGACAGCAACCGACTGTGGCAATACCTGCAAACGGTCGACAGCAATATCCAGAAATGGACCGCTGAAATGTGGGCGCAACTCTGGAATATGATGTATTTCAACATTGGGCCCGTCATCAGTGATGAGCTCGATTTTTGTTGGGCTACCGATCCAGTCAAGCGGTGGAATGAAACCAAGATCATGCACAATGCTGGTGTTACCGGTGATATGCATGATCTTTTCTTTAAGGGCAAGTACACCGATCGAGTCCCGTTTGGTGATGACCTTAGCTTCGTTGATAAGTTGAAGTGCTCATACAAGTACGCTCAAGCAATAAAGGCGGTGAAGTGATGGCGGAAAGCGATCCAATAAAACTTGCGGATTTGAAGACGATGATGGAAATCAAAACTGACGCACAAGATGGTGTGCTTAATCTCATCATCAAAAATACCACACAAGCCTTACGATTTAAGCTCGGTTTGCGAACGGATGAGGCCTTTCCTAGTGAGTTGGCCTACATTGCCCTAGAAGTATGCGTCAGACGCTACAACAGGCGTAAGAACGAAGGAATGACGTCATACGAGCAAGAAGGCCAGTCGTTCACGTTCAAGTCTAATGACTTCGATGATTTTGCTGACGACATCAATGACTGGAAAGAAGCCAACGGTAAGAATGCCAAGTCTCTTGGGACCGTTAGCTTCATTTCTGGATATCCAAAGAGGTGATCGTATGCGGTTAGATCATAAGGTTACATTCTGGCTTGATGATGAAGAGTATAATCCGCAAACACATCAATACGGTGATGTTAAAAAGATGGCCACTACAGTTGCTAGCGTCACCGACATGGGAACCGACAAGAGTGTTCAGCTATTCGGAAACTATGCTCAAAAGGCAAAGGTGATCCGACTAGTTGAGCCAATCACCGTCAATTGGAGCTATTTAACGATTGATGATGAAGCGACTCATTATGCCCTTAATACTGACCGTGTCCCGCTTCAAAACGCTACTTTGATTGTGGGTGAGACGAAATGAGCAAAGCCAGCATCAGCTATAACATGCAGATAAAAGGCATGGACAAATTGGTAGCGGGTCTGCTTAGGCGAGCAAAGATGGACGTTGTCAAGCAAATCGTCAAGCAGCAGACAGCACAGCTCCAGACTCGTTCTCAGCAAATGACCGGCACCGTGTATGCTCATCCTACTGGTGCTACAAAGCGCGGCATCAAGTTATCGCTTGAAGACGGTGGTCTGACAGGCATAGTTGGCATGTCAATGGAATACAACCCATACACCGAAAATGGAACTCGATTCATGCGGGCACGTCCTGTATTGAAGCCTGCGTTCCTTTATCAGAAAGTGCAGTTTATTAATCAGCTTAAACAAGCAGCAAAGTAGGTGATTCAAATCACATCACCAGAGCAAGAGCTCTACGATTACTTCTATGCGTTTTCACAATCATCTGGGTACAAAACTTACGACCATTTGCCCATGCAGCAGGAGAATGCCCCATATCCCTTCGTCATTGTTGGCGATATTCAAGTTGTTCCTACTGCAACAAAGACGTCACTCAATGGCAATGTGCTAATCACCATCGACATCTGGGGCGACAAAAAACAGCGTTTCACCGTATCTGATATGGCAGAGCGCTTTTTTCGTGCCGCAATTGGGCAAGTGCTAACCGATGACTACCGATTCTATGGACATGTAGAAGATCAGTCAAAAGAGTTCACACAAGACCAAAGTGTCCCTGACACGGTTCTCAGCCGAGCCACGCTGATACTCAATCTAAATATTTTATAGGAGGCCATAACATGGCAAATGAATTAAAAGTGCTAGAAGGCATGGACGTTGTTGCCTTGGCTCGCAAGCATAGCGATCAAGCAAAAGTTGGCGGCCAAGTTATCCCTTGGCAGACTTCGCTGTCCTTTGCCCCGTCTGTTGACAGTGATTCTACTGTTACCAAGGACGGCAATGTAGCAACTCGTAGTTCTGCAAGTACCGATCTTGAAGTCGAGTTCCTGAACAACACGGCTGCAATTGCAGACGTAATGTATGACTCACTGTTTGACGGTGAATTACTAGACTTTTGGATTCTCTACCGCAAGCGTAAGAATTCCGCTGGCAAGTATTACGCATGGTACATGCAAGTTACCGTTCAAGAAGACAGCAGCGACAATGACCCTGATGATCACTCTACTCGCGATGTCACATTCTCAGTTAATGGCACGCCTAAACGCGGATGGACAACTCTCGATGACGAAACTCAGGAACAGGTAGATTACGTATTCCTTGGAGTTGGCAAGGTAACTAGCCTTGATAGCACCGGCGGTGGTGTCAAGTGGGATTCTGATAAAGACCCAGGTACGAGCGAATCAACTACTACAACCACCACAACCACTTCGCACGTTTAATTAATTGATGCAAGTCGCCCAAGAAAGTCACAGTACGGGTGAAACCCGGGCGGCTTTAAAAGAAAGGATTTTAAATCATGCAATTAACCATTAATGGCAAAGAATATGAGCTTAACTTTGGTGTCCGCTTTGTTCGCGAACTCGACAAGACAATTGGGGCTTCCATTAAAGGAATTAACTTTGGCATGGGGGTCGCAAAAGCTTTAGTTGGATTAGGTTCATACGACTCCGCAGTGTTATCAGATGTCATCTATGCCGCAACTGCCGCTTCTAAAAAGCGACCAACTGCAAAAGAAGTCGATGACTTTATTGACGAAGACGGGACTGACTTAGACTCACTGTTTAAACAGATTCCTGAAGAAATGCGATCTGCTAACGCGGTCAAAGCGGCAACAAAAAACATGAAGGCCTAGATAAGGACGACAGTAAGACAAGTGAGCAACAGTATCGCGAAATCTTGCTAAATTCGTTAGCCTATCTAGGCTTTTCTAATATTCGAGACATTGAACGTATGACGCTTGTTGAATATGAGCTGCGTATGGAAGCCTATCAGCTTAAGCAAGTCGATAGACAGAACGAGATTGCACAGCAAGCATGGATGAACCAGCAAGTACAGGCAACAACTGGGAGTAAGAATCCTAAGCCGAAGTTCAAGACATTTGATGACTTCTTTGACAAGAAAGAAATTGTAGACAAAGTACGTTCAAGTTATGAACCGGATTATGAAGTATCACTGATGAGCAAAACAGAATTAAAGCATTCTCGTGCACAGATATTTGCAAAACGGATGGCCGAATTTCAGAGGTTAAAGCGCGAAGGCAAAATCATTCCGTTATCAGAAAGAAAGGAGGGAGCACATGGCTGATAGTTACAGTGTCGAGGCCATCTTGTCGGCTGTAGACAAGAACTTCTCGGGAACATTCGAGAACATGTCATCAGCTGCCAACAGTGCAGTAGATTCAATCAGCAGTGGGCTTGCCTCGTTGGGTAAGTATACGGCTATTGCTGGCGCAGCGGTTACCGCTATGGGTGTTCAATCGCTGAAATCATTTGGTACATTTGAGGCCAGCCTGAATAAGGCAGCCGTCGTTGCTGGTGGCACTTCAAAGAACATTGGTGAATTAGCCGATGTCGCTAACAAGATGGGCGCAGAACTGCCATTAAGTGCGCAAGATGCTGCAGATGCTATGGTTCAGATGGCTCAAGATGGAGCTAATCTGGATACCATCAAAGAAGAGTTCCCTGCGATTGCTAAAGCTGCTACAGCGGCTGGGGCAGATTTGCAAGCTACTGCTGGCACTGTTCAAGTTGCTATGAATATCTGGGGAGACAGTATTGGATCATCTGCTCAAGCGGCTGCTGTCCTTACTCAAACAGCAAACGTCTCCAATGCTTCGATCGAAGAGATGCAGCAAGCGTTTGCTGATGTTGGCTCAATTGCTAGCCAAGTAGGAATCAATATGCAGGATACCTCGACAGCTATTGGCATGATTTCCAATTCGGGGGTTCCAGCTGCTCAAGCGGCACAGGACTTGAACTATGCATTGACGAGAATCATTAAACCGTCAAAACAAGCATCTGATATGGCTTCTAGTTTAGGCATTAGTTATTACGATGCTCAAGGCAAGATGAAGCCGTTGCAGACGATATTGCTTGATGTTGCTAAGGCGACAAGCGGTTTGAACGATCAGCAAAAGCAGCTCGCATTGACTACGATGTTTGGTACTGCCGGTTTTAAGGCAATGGGTCCGTTGCTTCGTTCGGTGACTAACAATTCAGACAATGCCAGCCAAAGCTGGACTGCAATGAGCAAGGCAATTAATGATGCTTCATCAAGCGCTCAAGCAGCTAACGCCATCCTCAATCAGCAAGCCAGCGATATGCAAAACAACATTGGTTCTAAGATTGAGCAAGTCGGTGGTAACTGGGAAGCACTTCGTAATACTGCCATGCAAGCAAACTCTGGAATCAATTCAAGTATTTTGAACATGGTCAACAATGTGCTGACGATGGCAAATGATTCTAATTCGGCTCTCGGACAGATGGCTCAAAGTTTTATTGGATTATCTACTGTTATTGGACCAGCCATGACCGGATTTGCAGGATTCGCGGCTCAGGCAAATGCTGTTCACAACTTTCTCGGATTAGGCGCTAAAGACGCCAACGGATTCTCGAAAGCATTATCTGGATTGACGGACACCAGCAAAATTAGCACCGCCTTTGACGGAATGAACAGTAAGGTGCGGGGATTTGTTTCAGCAACCGAAAGCGCTCCAAAGGGAATCAGCAACTTTGTTTCAGCGTTAAAAGGTGTAGAGCAGGTTGGGCCAAAGGGATTTGATTCCTTGGGTACCAGTATGCAGAAAATAGTCGGATTCACTGCTAACGCATCGACAGGTGTTAAAGAATTCAACGGTGGCATTGGCTCACTCGCAAGTTCAGTCGCATCTAAGTTCCCGTCCATGAGTGCAAGCGTGTCATCATTTTCTTCAACGTTCAAAAAGGGATTATCACTATCCGCAATTGGAAATCCGTTTGGTGAGTTGCCAAGCATGATCAGCAATTCTTTGTCGAGCATGACGTCCATCGTGTCTTCAAAGCTGGCTCCATTAAGCGGCTTGTTCTCTACATTAGGTAACGGTATCTCATCGGGATTATCCACATCGTTTGATCTAGGTACTTCAATTGTTTCTAACGGCATGACTGCAATGGCCGGAGTAATGAAGATGGGACTGTCAGTTATCGGCCCTGCTGCTATCATTGCGACTCTTGTTGCTGGTCTTGGGCTCGTCAACAACCAATTTGGCACACAAATTCAGGCAATGCTACAAACAGCAACTACACAGGGGCCTCAGGTGATCACCAATTTTGTTGCCGGTATTGTTAGTGCAATTCCACAGCTCATTGCATCAGGGGAGTCTCTAATTACGAGCTTGCTAATTGCAATCACCGCTAATCTACCTGCCATCATCACAGGTGGCGTTCAGATAATTACCACGTTGGTAACCTCACTAACATCTGGTAGTGGCAGTGCGAATATGCTGAATGCTGCTATTACGATGATCACGACACTGGTAACTGGCTTAGTCGGAGCACTTCCACAACTGATGTCAGCTGGTATTAGTCTTATTATGGCGCTTGTAAATGCCATCGTTCTCAATCTTCCGATGTTAATCAATGCAGCCATGCAAATGATCCAAACACTCGCAACTGGGCTCATGCAAAATATGGATCAGATTATTAATGGCGCAATGCAAATTGTGCAAGGACTGGTAACGGGAATTTCCCAAAACTTGCCCGCCATTTTGAATGCCGCATTGGAGATCATTATGTCTATTGTAAGTGGGCTTGTTCAGCATATTGATCAACTCATTGCTGCTGCGTTGCAATTAATCACAGCCTTGGCTAACGCTTTGATTGCTAATTTACCAATGATTATTGATGCAGCTATCCAACTGGTTACGGCATTGATGAACGGTTTGATTGACAATATCGACCAGATTATTGATGCTGGGGTGCAACTTGTTATCGCGTTGGTCACCGCTCTCATTGAAAACGCGCCAAAATTGATCAGTAGTGCAATTCAATTGGTTGTAACTCTTGCCGGAGCTTTAATTGACAACTTGCCTAAAATCTTAGCGGCCGGTTGGAAACTTGTCAGTGGATTGGCTAAGGCTGTGTGGGATCACAGAGATGACTTGGTCGATGCTGGTGGCCAACTAATCATGGGTCTTGTTAAAGGGATTGGCAACTTGGCAGCCAAAGCTTGGAATGCCGCAGTATCTGTTGCCAAGGGAATTGTTAACAAAGTTAAGGGTGCTCTTGGCATTCATTCACCTTCTAAAGTCATGGCTCAAGAAGTTGGGCAGTATATTCCAGCCGGTGTTGCTGTTGGTATCACTGACAACATGAAGCCAATAACGAAAGCGGTTGATGCAATGACAGCGGCAACTGCAATGAGCATTCCAGCAGTCGATACGTCAGCATTCAGTTCTTCCGTGAGTGCGCTCAATAACAGCGTTCAAGGTGCAACCCTGTCTTCAAATCTTGATGTCAACTACACTCGCAAGCAAACGATTGAGGTTCCTCTGTACATTGACGGCCGAGAGGTTGCTCGTGCAACCGCAAACCCAATGCAAACAGAGCTCAGTCGCATGACACGAATGAGCAATCGACGAAAGGGGCTATTTTAATTTTGTATGATTTCAGAGAAACAACGCCCTTCACGGGTTCTGATGATAATCAGCGCCCAGCAGAGGCGATGCTAATAGATGGCCAGTACATTGAAGACTTGATTCCGGGTTATAGTACGCTGCAAGTCAGTGGCCGAGAACTACTCAGTCAGTCAATCGAAAAACAAACGATTGGCAAGTCAGATGGCGAGTTCATCCAGTATGCTCGTAACCCTTCTCGTGAGATTGTTGTCGGCTACAGGCTGGCAGCATCGGACAATCTTTCGTTCCGGCAAGCATTCTATAAGCTCAACAGCATCCTTCATGGCGATAGTCATCAGGTTTCTTTCAACGATGACCCATCAAAATATTGGATTGCTACTTTTTCTGATATTGACGATGTTCCTAAAGGCCGGAATGCGATCACTTCCTCATTTACTTTGTTTGTCCCCGATGGCATTGCGCACTCGGTAGCCACGAAGACGGCTGACAACATGCCATACAAGGACGTGCCAGTTAATCTACTGAAGGGAAGCGGCGAACCGCAAACAGTTGCGGCCCAGGTGTGGGGAGACGATCCGCATTTATCTTTAGACACAAGCAGCCTAAAAATAGGCGATACTGTTTCTTTTCAAGTCAAAGTCGACGGGGTTAAAGATACCAATGTTTTTGTTAGTCTTAACAGCCAAAAAATATCTCCCTTATTTTCAAATGGAATGGAGACTTTTGCAATCACATGGACAAAAGACTTGTCCGAGTTGCCTTTGCCAATTAAATTTTCAGTTAAGCCAGCAGCGCTAACAGATAAATACACTTGGAGTCAGGCTAAAGCAGCGATTGGCACCACAGCTTCTCCATGGTCGCCTAACCCAGCTGATCCTGAATACTATACCGACACCATCACGGTGCCTAATGCTGGGACTTATCCATCTGAACCAGTTATCACGGCTACTATCAACGGTGATGACGGCGTGTTAACTGCTATTAATGATCAGGGCAGTGTGCTACAGTTCGGCTCTCCCGATGAGACTGATGGTTTTGTGAAGCAAAAGTCTGAACGCGTTTATCATCTCGATTTCAATCAGACACCGACAGGGGTCACGCTCAATAATGGGGTTACGGCTTTTCCTTACTATGAGCATGGCAATGATGCCAACGTACAGTCGGGCCCGTTTGGCTATAAAGATGGTATTGCTTACCCGTCCACACAAAGAACGCAATCCAATTACTGGAATGGGCCTTCAATGAGCGGCGCCATTCCGAAAAATTCGAATGGCTCCAACACGGCTAATTTTCAGTTTGTCAATCGTGTCAATGTTGATACGAGCGGTCCTGAAGTCGGTCGGTTTGAGTTCAACTTGACGTACCAAGGCAAGATAGTTGCCTCACTTGCCTTGTTTGATGACAGTCCAGCAAATGATCAGCTCGTATTTTCGGGAACCCTTTTTGATGGCAAGGATGCCAAAATGGTTTTCTTTGATCTGTTGCCACGAAATTACTATCGTGGGGGCAACTACAATGCCGTGATAACCAAAATGGGTAACAAGCTAACCTTTCGCTTAGATCGTCTTGATTTAGGCGATGGTGGTATTGAGCCGGTTGATATAGGGGGATTCCCTGCCATGCCGATTGATGGTTGGACAGCATGGTTCCCCGGATTCTCCAATCAACGTGGTTGGTCAATTAACTGGCAAGATAGCTACTTTGAGTGGATCAACGTTGATTACTGGGACGATATTCCTAACCGATTTAAAGACGGTGACGTTGTGAAAATCGATGTTGCTAATCGGCGTGTCCTTGTTAATGGCTTTGAAGATCGAACACTACAGACAATTGGCAATGATTGGGGTGGATTCAAGATACATCCAAGCGATAACACGATTCACCTGCTTACTTCAAATTGGGCAAAGCAGTGTAAGGCTGAAGTATCTTGGCAGGAGGCATGGCTATGAAAGATTTTTATTTTGTGGATAGATCATGGCATCTGCTAGGGACTGCAACTGCTGGCGGTGGTGGGAAAATCCACATTGTCGATGATACTGATGATCAGCTTATCTCAGCAGGTGCTCGCACCTATTCAGGAACCATTCTGTTCACCCCTGAACTGTCTTCTAAGGTTCAAACGATGGCAGCACGTGGCAATTACATTTTGTATATGGATGAGCGCAATAAAGCAGTCTTTATGACAATTATGGAATCAAGTCATGATCCGCTTGCTGGTGAGGAGACATTCACTGCTGAAGATGCTGGTATTGATTTGATTAACGAGACCGTTGGTCCCTATAAAGCTCAACAAGCAATGGGTATCGCCGACTATATTAGCCTATTCACGAATGACTCAGGCTTTGAAATCGGTCTTAACGAGATCCCTAATTTGAAGCGAACGCTTGAATGGACTGGTGAGTCTGACACCACTTTAAATCGTATTCTATCTGTCGCGACTCAGTTTGATAATGCTGAACTAGACTTTAGCTTCGATGTGTCTGGAACAACGGTTGTGCGCCGCTTAATCAACATTCACAAGCGCATCGGTGCTGATAGGAATATCACGCTGTATGTGGATAAAGACATCAATAAGATTGTGACGTCCGGCAGTATTTATGATCTCTATACGGCCGTCACACCGACAGGTGGTACGCCTGAAAGCAAAGATGGCGAGACCACTGATCAACAGCCAATCACACTTGAAGGTTATCAGTGGACAGATCCCGATGGTCGTTACGTGTTAACAAAAGAGGGAGTTTTGCTAGATCCGGTAGCCAACCAAACATGGAGCAGACTTTTAGCTAAGGGTGGTGCACCGAGTGTCAACGCAGCGTATATCAATCGTGTTGTCACTTATACGGCGACTTCGCAAGCGACTTTGCTTCAATCTGCACTCTCTGATCTTAAGGCTCACAATCATGAAGCAGTCAATTACGAGACCGACATTGCTGTGCTGCCACAAAATATCAACATTGGTGACACAATTCATTTAGCTGACGAGGATGAACACTTGTATCTGTCGGCTCGCTTGCTAGAACTCAAATCAAGCTATTCGATGGATACACACACAGCAACATTGGGAGACTACCTTATTGAACATGATCAGGTAGCAGCCCAATATCGGCAACTTGCTGAGCAGATCAAAAATTTGCCTAAAACGGTTCAATACTATCCGTGGATTCGCTACGCCGATGATGACAAAGGCACCAACATGTCAGCGTTTCCTGCCGGTAAGAAATACATGGCGTTCAGGTACAGTGAGAAGACATCGGTTCCTAGTGATGACCCAGCTGATTACGCTGGCAGGTGGGCTCTGATTCAGGGGCCAAAAGGTGATACTGGTGTTGGTATCCCGGGCCCTAAGGGAGCCGATGGCAAAACTAGCTACTTTCATACAGCCTATGCTAACAGCATTGATGGGAAA